TGGATTAAAGAATTTACTACAACTAGTATAGATAATTGGGCAGCTCAATGTGCTAAAAAAGTAAGTTTGACAAACGCTAAAGATTATGATGTAATAGCATTTAAGTCAGAAAAAACAAATTTAGTAATACATTTTGGAATGTACTTAATGCCATCTAAAATGTTACACATCGAAGAAGGGGGAATTTCGTGTGTAGAAACTTTATCAGATTATTGGGTAGAGAGTATACATTCGATTTATAGACATGACAGCTTGGTATAATAAATACAAAGATTTTCCATACTTACATTTAGGTAATAATGCTGAGACAGGGATTGATTGTTTTAATCTCTGCAAGTTAGTGTATCTAAATGAATTAAAAATAGATATTCCTTATACAACAGATTATTTTTGTAAAATAGTAGATGAAGATTGGTATAGTAAGACTCAAGAAAGATTATTTGAGCAAGCAGCTACGGATGAGTATGGTTGGATAAAAGTAAAAGAACCTAAGACTTACGATATAATAACTATGAGTTTAGGTGCTACAAATGTAACTAATCATTGTGCTTTATACGTAGACAGAAATAAAATACTACAAACTATGATAAACCATAAAAGTTGGATTGCTCCTTATGGAAATTACTATAAACAATATACTACGGGGATATATAGATGGAAAGATTTGTAAAACTAGTTGAGGATATGAATGCACACGCTATGCAAGATTATCCTAGAGAATGTGTAGGAATAGTAACTAATGATTTTAATTACATACGTTGTACTAATACATCTCCTTACCCTAAGACAACTTTTATATTAGATCCTGCAGATTTAGTTAGAAACGATGGTAATATATGGGGTATTTTTCACTCCCATCCTGGAGAAGACAACCCTATACCAAGTAGGGAGGATAAAGTAAGTGCAGCTTTTCAAGAATATAAATTTTTAGTAGGTTTTAATAATAAATTTTTTATATACTGGCTAGATCATAACGTAGACGCACTCATATTTGATGAGTTTAAGGAAGAACATCTTGTTAATTAATATTAAAATACATTCAGCATATAATAAATTTTTTGAAGAAAAAGAATATACTTTTGATGCGTATATTGCTGCAGATATTATGCATTATCTTAAAGCTATGCATCCTAAATTTTCTAAGTATATGACACAAATTGGTTCTGGAGATTCAGATGAATCTTTTTCTCTACTTGACAGTAATCTAAAAGAGATTACTGAAGAAATGCTAGAACTTAAACATTTTAAAGATGGGGACACTATACATTTAGTTCCTAATATATGCGGTGGTGGTGGTAAATCAGGTAGAAAAATGTTTATGATTGCTGCTATTTTAATGTTAGCTATAACCCCTGGAGGTCAAGCACTAGCAATTAAAATGGGTACTGCTATGAAAGGTGCTCTTGCTGCAGGTAAAGGTATGAGTATGTTAGGTAGCATGGCTTTAAATATAGGTATGTCTATTATAGGAAGAATGTTTACTAAGTCTCCTGCGGCTAGACAAGCACAAAAAACTACAGAATCTACTACTAGAGATAATGGAATGTTTGGTAGTCTAACTAATAGTTCTGAAAGTGGTACTCCTATTGCCTTAATATATGGACAACACAGAGTAGCTGGTCAATTTTTAAGTGGCTATATAAGTTCTATTCCTCATGGTAGTGGAGACCAAATTAGTGTAGGAGCGCAGTTCGATGGCGATTAGAAATTTTATTAACCATTCAAATACTCTTGTTCCCCAAATACAAGGTGCTAAAGGCGGCAAAGGTGGGGCACAACAAGAACCACATACTCCAGTAGAAGACCCTCAAAGTTTATTTTCTACTGATATTCTTTTTGTTGTAGTAGGACTTGGAGAAGGACCACTATACAGAATTAATCCTAATGGTCCTCAAGATATAGAACTTGGAGATAGCTCTATTGATGATTTAGTCAATTTAGATGGTGATGGACTAGAACAAACTAAAAAATTTAAAACATTATCTGCTATGGGTACACCAGTACAAAGTAGATTAGATGTATTTGGCGAAACTACTACCACTCCGCAAAACTTTGCATCTCCTGTTTCGTTAAAAAGTGGTAGTAGCGGCATACCTGCTTCTGGAGTTACCTTACAAGAGACTTCGGCTAAAGACTGGGATGCTTTAGAATTTCAATTTAATGTTGGATCTCTACAAAGAATTACAGATAAAGGCGATGTATTAAATCACAGCTTACGTGTAGCTATTACAGTTTTTGATAGTACTGGATCAACTCAAATTGCTACTGCTAGTAAAACTGTTAGTGGTAAAACAACTGTTAGTTTTAAATTTAACGTAAAGATTCAAATACCTGAAGAAAGTAAAAGTACTAATGGTTATAAATTTTCAGTTAGAAAGTCGTCTAGTGATTCTTCTAGTTCTGGTACTACTGATGATGTGAGACTACTTGGTTGGAATGAAATAGAAAATTCTCCACAAGCATACCCTAGAACTGCTCATATAGGCTTTGCGTTAAAAGCTACTGATGAACATAGTGGTATTCCTACTTTTACTAGTTTAGTAAAAGGTTTATTACACAAAGTTCCTACTAACTATAATCAACCTACCTTAGTTAATGGAGAAATTGATTGGAGACATATAGAAGTCCCTGCTACAGGTGCTGATAGTCCAGCAACAGCTGGTTACTATATGCAACAATCAGGAACAACAATTCAAACTAGTTCTACTATTAATATATATAATGGTACTTGGGATGGTACTTTTGTTTATTCGTGGTCACAAAATCCTGTATGGATTATATACGATATACTAACAAATAAAACGTATGGATTAAGTGTGCCAGAAAGCAATATTGATAAATATAGATTTTATCAAATAGCTCAATATTGCGATGCTTGCGACTATACTACTGGTAATTTTGTAGGAGTAGATGGTATTGCTGATGGTACTTTTAGAAGTAAACCTAGAAATACTTTTACAACCACACGAGAGAATCAACTAGGTATAGCTCAAGGTACTAAGATAAGAGAAAGAAGATTTACCTTAAACTGTATTATTGCAGATCAAAAACAATCATTTGACACCCTTAATGCGTTAGCTGCTAGCTTTAGAGGAGCTATAATATATGCACATGGTAAAATAACTATGGCATGTGATTTACCTGATGAAACTCCTGTTATGGTATTTAATGAGACTAATATAAAAGAAGATACTTTTGTAATAGCAGGTAATAAAGAAAGTGATGTATTAACAGGGGCAGATGTTAGTTATGTAGACCCCGGTAATCATTATAAAAGAGAAACAATACGTATAGATCAATTAGGAAGTAATGATGGTATTAGAAAAACTGAGATAGAAAATTTAGCGTCATTAGACGTACCCGGTGTTACTCGAAGAGGGCAAGCTCTTAGATATGCTCAATATCAGATTGCTTCTTCTAGATACTTAAGAAGAACTTGTAATTTTACCACTAGTACAGACGCATTACAACTAGTGCCTGGAGACGTAATTGCAGTATCACAACAGGCTAATGGTGTGGCATATGGTTATGGCGGTAAGATAAGAGCAGACTCTGCTGTTCAGGCAGGCAATACTAATGTATTTCTAGAACACTATACTGTTCCTTCTTTATCTTCTACAAATTTCACTGCTAATAGTGGTCCTTTAGTTCTTAGAGTTATAAAAATGAATAGTGATAAGATTGATGTGTATATGCTTTCTGATGGAACAACTGGAACAGGAGGTACATCACCTGGTAATGGCTTTGAACTGACTAAGACTGATGCTGTTAATTCTGGTATAGATCATGCTATTGTAAATCCTATTAAAAGATATAATCCTATAACTAAAGTATGGGATAACTATTCTGCTTTTACTGCTAATACAGCTCCTACTAAGGGAGATTTATGGACTTTTGGAGAGATAGAATCTGAAGGAGATATATACAGAGCTAAAAGTGATAAACTATTTAAAGTAACGCAAATAGAAAGAGAAATGGATGATGAAGAGGTTAAATTACAAGCTGTTGAGTATATATCTAATGTATATGTAGATTCTGATACTTTTATTGACTATAAACCTACTGCATACACAGACATGCAATCTGCATTATCAGTACCTCCTGTCCCTAAATTTGATTTTGTTACTAGTGCTAGAAGAAAATTAGATGGATCAGTAATTATTGACGGTTTAATAAAAACAGCAACAGAAAAAGATGGTTTTGGTGTTACTTATGTTACAGAATATGAGTTATCTAGACCATTAGGAGCTACCTTAGTAGCAAATGCAAATTTATCTGGTATTAGTAGTCAAACTATTCATGTAGAACACTCAAATGTATTAATAGGCGATGTAAATCCTATAACTTTATCTGGTAAAAATGGATTTAGTAGTACGGTGGGTGAAGTTAAATTATTATGCACTGCTATTAATCTTGTAGATACTGTTGGCGGTACTCAGGATGGTAACATAGAATTAACTTTAGAGGGTTTTGGTCAAATATTTGATGAAAATTTTCAAACTGATTTATTAGGTGCTAATGATTCAGATATTTTTGGAGCTTTAAAAGGTACAGATCATGTTACTATCCCTATTAAAGAAAAAGATCAACAACAAGGTTTGTTAAATTTTGTAGGCTATGCAGGTATTATAACTGATTTAAGCCAACCTATTACTGGCTACACCCTTGCTACAGATAAATTAAAAATACAAAATAAAAGAACTAGTGATGTAACATTAGTTAATAAAATACCTGAAGCTCCTTTTTATGTTACACTAAACCAGCTTTTAGATTCTAGACATTATTCTAATAATAGTTTTTATGTATCTGGCTATGAAGATACTTATGTAAAAAGTGGTGAAATAAATGGTACTACCACTACTACTATTGACTTACCTCTACAACCTAGAGATAAAGCTTTTATTAGATTATTTATAGATGGAGTTCAAAAAAGTTCTGGTCAGTTTGTATCTAACAAAAATGATATAGTTCCCTTAAATAATGCAAATATAGTATATACAAGTACTGCTACTGAAACAGCCTTTAGAGCAGAAGTAGACTATTACACTGTGCCT